TTAGCAAACGGTTTAGAACCTGAACAAGCTTTATTAATAGGGTTTGCAAAAGCAACAGTCAAAACTCTACAGGATAGAGTATTGAAAGATAAACTTCTTACTGAAGAACAATCTGAGTCAATAACAACAATACATAAATTTTGCAAAGATAGGATAGGTGGGGGAGATGTTTTTAATACTAGTGCTAAAAAATCTTTTAAGAAAAAATACATGACTGATCCCGATAAGTGGATAATGTTAGATGATGAAAACTACGATAGTCAGGATGAAATAGCAGCACAATGGAGCGAAGAACAAGATAAAAGATTATATGTTTACTATGACATAATAAATAAAGCTTTACATGAATATGGTTATGATAAAAACAAACTACATGGAAAAGATGAGTTAGATAAAATTTTAAACTGGTTTGGAGAAAGTGAAGACCATAAATATAAAAGTGTCCATACGGAACAATTAATCTATTTTTACGACTGTTTAAAAAATTTTAAAAGTCAAAACGGAATGATTGATTTTGATGACATGTTGATAAAAGCTCTATATTCAACAGTTGAGTTTCCAAAGTATGAGATAGTTTTAGTTGACGAATCTCAAGATTTATCAAAGCTAGAGTGGGAGGTAATATCTAAAATAGCAAGAAAAACTAGGGATCTATATTTAGTTGGAGATGATGATCAAGCTATCTATGGATGGAAAGGATCAAATGTTAAAATCTTTCAAAGATGGCCTTGTAGAAAAGAAAATGTTACGCGTTTAGAAAGAACACATAGACTTCCTGGTAAGATATATGATTTTGCTGTTTCAATTAGAGATAATATAAAAACCAGGTTAGGCAATGAATTTTTTTGTGAAAAAAGAATCGAAAAAAATCAAGAAGGTTCTATAAAATACATATATGGTTTAGATGAGATAGAAAACATAAAACCTGACTCTGAAGTAATTTTTTGTGCTAGAGCTAAAAATCTCTGTCGTCCATACGCATTTTTTTTAAAACACCAAGGTTTAGCATTTTTAGAAAAATCACAAAACCTAGATGAAAGAGGTAAGTTCACAAGTTCTTTTCCAGATAAATGTAAAGAAATAATAGAAAATTGGAATACTTTACAAGAGGGTGGTTCAATAAAAGGCAAACATTATATCAGAATGGTTAAAGAAATGAAGAAAGAATTTATATCCGAACATAAAAAAACTGCTATCGCAACTAAAGACACAGCTCCTAGAGAATTATATACTGATGAGCTTTTTTCTTACGAAGAATTAAAAAATAAATTTTATTTAAATTGTCCTAAAGATAAAATTTGGCATGAAGTATTTGAATTTAATACCAAAAGAATTGTAAGTCATAAAAAACCAAAAGCATTATTTGAAAGCAAAGAAGATTTTAATGATTATTTAAAAAGATGTTGGGAGAAAAACCCCACATTAGAAACAAAAATTATTGTCTCAACAATTCATGGTGTAAAAGGAATGGAGGCTGATAAAGTCGTAATGAGTGTTGAATGGGGTTATTCATTGGATCATTATATGTTGGGTGATGATAGAAAGGAAGATGAGGAAGTAAGGGTTTGTTATGTAGGTGTTACTAGAACTAAGAGTGAATTATATCTCTTTGAACTACCTGGTGAATATAAAAAACCTTTTCCTTTGTTACAGAACTATGTCAGAAAATAATTTTTATAAATTTATAATACAAATGCAAAAAGAAGTTTGGGAAGATAATTTTCCAGAATATAAAAAGGAGGATGAAGATGAGTAAAGTGTGGAATAAACAACACGGAGGGTCACATTATCAAAAATATAAAATTCAACCTAGTAAGTTTGTAGTGGAGAATGAGTTGCTATATCCCGAGGGTTGTGCTATAAAATATATAATACGTCATCGTGACAAGGGAAAGAAGCAAGACATATTAAAAGCTATACATTTTTTAGAAATGATTATGGAGAGGGATTATAAATGATACAGAAACCTATGTTCACAGCACAATCAGAGTGGTTTCCACCTGATGAGTTTCCTGATTTATCAAAGTATGATGAGATATCAATAGACTTAGAAACAAAAGACCCTGATTTAAAAACAAAAGGATCCTCTTCAATGAGGGGACAAGGTGATGTGGTTGGTATCGCAGTAGCTGTAAAAAATTGGTCTGCATATTATCCAATTGCTCACGAGTCTGGGCCAAACCTAGAACGTAAAAAAGTTATTGGTTGGTTTCAAGATGTTTTAAAAACAAGCGCGGCTAAAATATTTCATAATGCAATATATGATTTATGTTGGATTCATAGACTAGGACTCACGGTTCATGGAAAAATTATTGACACAATGATTATGGCATCAATTGTTAATGAAAATAGATTTAGATATGACTTAAACTCTGTGGCTCAAGACTATACAGGAATGGGTAAAAGTGAAGGTGCATTACAAAACGCAGCAAAAGAATGGGGTGTAGATGCTAAATCAGAAATGTATAAATTACCTGCAATGTATGTAGGGGAGTATGCTGAAAAAGATGCAGAGATAACTTTAGCTTTATGGCAAGAACTTAAAAAAGAAATTGAATATCAAGACCTACAATCGATAGTAAGTTTAGAGCAAGAGGTTTTACCTTGTGTTTTAGATATGAAAATAAAGGGTGTGAGAGTTAGTGAAAAACAAGTCGATCAACTAGAGCATCAATTAAAAAAGTCATACGATCATTACATAAAAAGAATAAAAGATACTACAGGCATTGATCCTGAAGTATGGGCTGCAAAAAGTATTGAAAGTATTTGTAACAAATTAGGCATCGATGATTTTGATAGAACACCAAAAACGGGAAAACCCTCTTTTACAAAAAACTATTTAAAGAAACATAAAAACCCTGTGCTGCGAGCGATCGCTAGTGCAAGAGAATTAGATAAATTACGTAATACATTTTTAGAATCTATTAAAAACTATGTTTATAAAGGTAGAATACATGCAGATATACATCAATTAAGAGGGGATTTTGGAGGTACAATAACTGGTAGATTGTCTTATTCCAACCCTAATTTACAACAATTACCTAATTATACTAAACTAGGTATGGGTATTAGGTCTATATTTATGCCCGAGGAGGGCCATAGATGGGGTTGTTTTGACTATTCTCAACAAGAGCCTAGGTTGGTAGTGCATTATGCTCTAGCTACTCTAGGAACCACGGGAGTAGCCTCTATTGCAGATGCCTATGAGAGGGGTGAAGCAGACTTTCATACCATGGTAGCTAAAATAGCAGATATAGAAAGAGGGGAAGCTAAAACAATTAATCTTGGTTTATTCTATGGTATGGGTAGAGCTAAATTACAAGGTCAATTAGGTGTGACAGAAGAAAGAGCAAAAGATCTTTTAGCCACGTACCATGCACGCGTGCCTTTTGTAAAACAACTTATACATCATACTATGGATAGAGCTCAACAAAGAGGTTGGATTAGAACCATACTTGGTAGAAAATGTAGATTTGATATGTGGGAACCAGCAACGTTTGGTATGCACAAACCACAAGCTTTTGAAGAAGCATCATTGGAACACGGATCACGGAACATAAAAAGAGCTTTCACATACAAAGCATTAAATAAATTAATACAAGGTAGTGCAGCTGACATGACAAAGAAAGCCATGGTAGATTTAAGAAAAGAAGGTTTATTACCAATGATACAATTACATGATGAGTTAAATATATCCTTTGAAACTAAACAACAAGCTGATAGGATAAAAGAAATTATGGAACAAGCTGTTCCTCTCAAGATACCTAACAAGGTTGACTTCGAAGATGGAGAATGTTGGGGTGATATCGTAAATAATGAGGAGGAGTTTATAGATGAGGATTTTTAATGTCTTACTTAAATGCAAACATACCTGTGGAGTATGCACAGATCAGAAGAGAATATCTATATGACCTTAAAAAACATCATGGTGAAGTTGAAGACTGTGTTATCTTTGGTTTTTCATCTATTGCTGGGCGTGCTATATTATTTCATGCTATCATGGAAAACGGTGCAGTCTACTACCGTCTCCCTATTAGTGCGTTTATTCAAAGGGGATTTAAACCAGATTCCGTCCCAAGGCGTAGACTTGATGAACTTCAGCTTTGGAATTGTTTCAGTTACTATCCTGCTGTTCATACTTGGGATTTTTTAAGTTCACACTCTGGTAAATACATTGGCAAAGATAAAAAATGGCATTACGGAAAATATTTATTTACTATTGACTGGGCTCACCCAGAGAGTAATATAGTAGATCCTGATCATTCAGAAGTACCGCACGAACATAAGTGCGCTCACATAATTGCATTAGATGAAGGTAATTATGCAGCACAACCTAACAATAGATGTATATGGAATGTAGCTTCTTTCACTGTGAAAGATACTATTCCTGATTGGAAGGTTCAAACTAATTACTGGAACGTAGAAGATACACAGCAGTGGCGAACTGAAGACACTGATAATTTCTTTTACGAGATAGAGGAGAAAAAAAATGATTGATAAAATAAAAAGTAAAGCAGTTCACTACTGGTCAAATCACAAGATTGAAACTCTTGTGTTTATTATTTTAGTAGCAGCTTTAATTCTTAAGTAATGAATTTAGTAGATTTATTAAAA